AGCTCGCCGATGGTGGTCGACGAGATTTTGACGGTGCCTTCGCGGCCTAAGTGGTTCGCCATTTTAGTCGGTGGTTAAATAGATGCAGGAGAAGGTGTGACGAGCGACGCCCCAGCGACGCTCCTCGTCAGGCTCGATCACATAATCGACGGACGTCAGAAGTAGGTCATCGCAGACGCCGCCCAGGGTCACGTCAGCGAGCACCGCGGCCTCGACCGCGGCCGAGCCCGTGTCGAATAGGTCGTCGATTATCGTTGGCGAGCCGGCCACCTCGGCGGTGAAATACTCGACCATCACTTGCAAGGTCCGATACTGCGTCCGATTTGACGGCGCAAGCGTTCGGACCTCAACCTGCTCGTTGACGGCGTAAACCGCAGCCGACGGGAAGCTCGTCGAGGCAAGCGTGTTGTTCCGGCCCTTGAGGAGATTCGCCGTGGGCACGACGCCGGCCTGCGTCAGCTTGAGCCCGATGGCGTTGCGGATGTCGGTGCGGGTGCTCATCGTGGCATATTCTCCTGCACGACGCCGGCCCCGCTGATGCGCGCGAATCCAAGGTTTACGGCGCGGTTGGCGAGGATGGCGTCGACTTTCTTTAAGGTGATCTTCGCGCGGAACTCCAGCGCATCATTCACGTAGCGGTCGGGATTCGGCACCTTGAGGTTGGTCGCCGTGCCAGTCAAGAACGGCTTATCGCTGGTGAAGTTGTGCGACTCGACGCCAGCCCGCGCCGCGTGACGACGGACCCAGGCTGGCACGCGCTGGCCGGTTGCCAGAGCGGCCGCTGCAAATCCAGCCTTGGCCCAGCCAACCTTTGACTGCACTGAGTTGAGATAGCGGTCGGCGGATGCATCACTGATCCACATTTGACTTTGCACCTGCCAGCGGCCAATCGGATTCCGGTCAACGTAGCCGATGCGTCCGTAACGGTCGCGATACTTCAGATGGAAATTCCGCATCGTCGATACCGAAGCGTTCTGCTGCCAGTATTTCCAGTAAATGCGAATCGTCTTGGATGTCTCCCATCCCAGACGTACGTTGACGGTTTCGGTCCGCGCTCTTTTGGGCGGCGTCACCTTTGAACTTCCGATCCGCTGGAAGATGCCGAGCGTCGTAATCTGCTTTTTGATTTTCCGCGTCCTTCCGCCGAAGAGATCCGATTTGATCGCGTATTCGCCCTGCTCCTTTGCGGCCGTAGTTAGACCGGATCTTACCGGCTTTTTGCTCTTCCGGTGCTCGTGCTGTCCGGTCGGCGGCAGAATCATCATTATCGACCGCGCTACGTTGCCACCCTCCTGCTTGATGACTTTGCCTAGGTCGACGCGCGCCGACTGCGCTAGCCGCTCAAGCGCCAGGTCGAGCTTCCCAGAGTTGAGCGTGATGTCGATCATATCACCTTCACGATATCGATCTCGCAGCCCGCGCCCTCCGCGTCGAACCGCACCTGCTCCACGAAGTAGGTCGTGCCCGCCCGCACCAGCGTCTGACTCTGCGCCGGCGTTCCAGTAACCGAGGAGGTCGTGAAGAAGACCGTAAACTTCACGTCGTCCCGGCGCTGATCCTCGAACTCGTCAAAAAGGTTCCGGCTGGAAGACCAGACGCCGGTGACCGTGCTGCCGAGATAGGAGAACGTGATGCCGGCTTGCTCCAAGATGGCGCCCTGATCGAGCGCCAGCTGCACGGGATCGAAGTCGCGTACTGCGGCCATACTTAATCGCCAACTGTCACAACGCGCGAGGCCGGCGAGAAGGTGTCATCCTGGGCCACCCCAGACGATACGTGCCAGAACTCCTTCCGCACCGCCGCCGCGATGATTGCCGGCGAGGAGTTGATCGTGAAGACCTCCTCGACGTCGCGGATGATCCGCGGCAGGTGCGCCGGCGACTTGGCCCGCAGGATCATCGTCTGCGGCACGCGCCACGTCAGCAGCTTCGCCTCCTGCGCCTCGTCCGCGAGGAACACAATCGGCCGCTTGGCGACCCGCCGGCAAGTTTCCATCAGAGCGCCGGCGTGGTACTGCTTGCCCTGGCTGTAGCCAAACGGCGCGAGCAGGCAGATCTCGCGGCTCAAGCCGTATTCCTCAATCGGCGGTTGCTCGTCGATCAGGTCGAACTCGGGCCGCTGATTCAGCTGCGCGAACTCAGGGAACAGCCCGAAGACGAAGTCGCCCCACGGCTTGCCGCTGGCGCGATAGTCGTCGTAGCGGTGCGGCCAGATCTCAAGCTCCAGCACGCGGCCAAAGCGCATCTCGTGGCGCAGCTTGGGATCCGACGGCCGCGCGTAGCTGACGCAGCCGAACAGCCCCCAATACTGCGGGAGGCACTCGACGTAGATGGAATGGCCTTGGCTCGCCAGATGCCGCGCGATCGGCAGAACGCGGATGATGTCGCCGAGGCGCTGATGGTAGACGATGCAGATCTTCACGCGCTCAATAGGGACTGCCGAATTGGCGCCAACTCAAGGGGAAATCCATTTGGAATCCGCGTCCGGGTTGCGCTGCTTGAAGAGCTCGAGGCCGGCATCATAACGCTCCTTCGTGTTGTTGTGCTGGTAGGTGGCGTCCCAGTTGCCCTTCCTGAAGGCTGGGTGCTGGTGCTCGAATCGGTAGCGGTCGCGCGCGTCGATCACGACGCCGTCGCGCCAGGCTCGGTGCGAGAACTCGTTATCACTAAACACCGACTCGTATCCCTCGTGGAATAGCTCGCCGCCCTGCTGCTCAAGGCGCGCCCGCGATAGGATCGCCATACAAAGCAGCGGGCCGGTGCGGTGGCCGTCGTGCACGGCGATCACGCTCGGCTCCTTCTGCAAGTCGCGATCCTCGACGAGCGAGAGCAGCTTGGAATCCCAGCCAATCGGCGGAACCCAGTCGTCCGATAGCTGCACGATCAGATCGCCGCGCGCCTTCTTGGCCGCGAGGTTCCAGGCTGCGACGCAAGAGCGCTTCTCCGATACGACGCTGAGGAACTGCTTGCCCATCGTGACCGACTCCTTGTCGTCCGCGTCCACGGCGAAGACGTGCTCGATGCGGGTCGGATCCTGCGCGAGCCCGAGCCAAGCTTCGCGGCAGGCAACGGCCTTCGACGTGCGGCCGCGGGTCGCGTGGACGAGCGAGATGCGCGGATGATTGCCAAGGTGAAACTGCTGCTGAAGCACGTCCGCCCGAGCGTCTAGCCCAGCCAGCCGGAAGGCACGCGCGGCCAGATCATAGCCGGCCCAGCCGTAGTATTTCGCCTCCGACGTCCACGGCTTATCGGCGCCGATCGGCTCGCGGTGGCGCAGCATCTCCTCGGCCCACCAGCGGGCACGCGCGCCGTCGTTCTTCTCGAAGAGCAGCAGGATAATCGCGGCGTAAGCCTCGCGGCACCACGGGAACACGGCGTGCGCTTGCAGCGCGTAGCTCATCGCCTCGCGAGAATCGCCGCAGAGCTTGGCGAGGTTGAGCAAAGCCTCGTAGCGGAAGGACTGCTCAAGGTTCGGGAAGCTTAGAGCGATCTTGCCGAACTGCTCCGCTGCCGCGCGATTGCCGGCGCATAGGTGCTCCTGGTGGATGTAGAAGTATTGCGTCGGCGTCTCCTTCACCGACTGCCCGAGGATGCGGAGATTGCGCCGGCGGTTCTCCTTCTTGATCGACTTCGGCGCGTGAACCCAGACCGGCCGCGGCCAGTCCTCGTGCTTGTCGCCGGGGAGCAGCAGCAGGTTCTCGTGGACGTCGTGATGCCAGACGCGCCCAGCCTCGAAGGCGGAGCGGCGGATCGCACGCTCGCGGTGCAGCTTCTTATTCGTCCCGCGGACGTCGTAAGGGCAGCGCACCATCAGCACCTCGGGCGCGACTGTGCGTAGGAGATCGCGGAAGTCGTGCGCCTCGTCGAGCAGATCGTCGCAGTCGGACCAGACGATCCAGTCGCCGGTTGCCTTGGCGAAGGCCGCGTTGCGGGCGCGCGCGAACGAGTCGACGTGGTCCCACTTCTCGGCGCCGTAGCCGTTGCGGTATTCAGCCCCGCGGAAATCCTTTCCGTTCTCACGGCACCAGGCCGCGGCCATATCCAGCGTCGCGTCAGGATCCTTCGCCCCAATCGCCCGGACGATGCAGAGCTCGTCGAACACGCGCGCGAAGCTCGAAAGCATAGCGACGATGTGCTCGGCTTCGTTCCCGCAGATGACGCAAAGTGAGACGCGCATTGCGCTGTCGGACCCGTCAAAAAGAAACCCGCGCCCCAGTTAAGGAGCGCGGGCGGCATCGGGATACCCGTCAGCCTTTAATTCTTTGCTTAGG